ACCATTACCGATCAGGTTGCGTCAGGCCTGGCTACCGGCACGACGGCCGCCAACGAATCGCTGTTCTCTTCGTTCAAGTCCCCGACCACGGCGAACAAATTCACGACGCGCGATTACACGTCGCAGATCGGCGGCTCGATCTACGACAACATCACGAAGTCGCTGGCGCAGTCGATGAGCGAGTCTCAGCTGAAGGGTATCGACTCCCTGCTGAAGGCGACCGGGCTCACGTCGCAAGCGGATTCTGCGCGCCAGAAGGCACAGAACGATGTCGCTGTGAACACGCAGACGATGACTGACTCGCTCAGCGTCACCATTCCCCGGCTGCTGCAGCAACAACTTGACTTGATGAATGGCGTGACCACGCCGACCGGGCTGGCCGGCAATGGCCCTGCGGGTCTTGGTGGTGCCGCGGGCAAGTCCGTACCGGGTGCAAGCGGTTATGGCATAGGCACAACAGGCAGCGGCGCCCCGCTCGGGTTCGATACTGCGTCGCCGGTCGACTCAGTCACGACCGGGACCAAGCAGGCTCAGGCCGCGATGAAAAGCCTCGGCAGCACGAGCACAGACACATTCAATCTGCTGGGGATGAACGCGACGCAGACGTTCGGGCTGATGTACACCGGCGTCACAGCGTTCGAGACGGGCGGAAAAAACGCGCTCAAGAATTTCGTCATCTACGCGACGGCCCAGCTGCTCGAGCTGTACGCAGTTCAAAAACTCGTGGGGCTGGCGGGCTCGTTTATCGGAGCCGGCAGCGGCGCTGTCTCGACCGGCGTGGGTACGGTCGCTCCCGTGTCCTACGGCAGCAGTGTGATCCCTGCGGGCTATGCAGATGGTACGTCGTCGGTCGACGCCAAGGGCATCGTATCAGGCTGGGGCGGCCGGCGCGACGACAAGGTAGTCACCCGCCTCTCGCCAGGCGAGGGCGTGCTGAACGCGGACGCAGTGGCCTATTACGGTAAGGATTACGTCGACGCCATGAACAAAAAGTCCGTTCGAAAAATGGCCGATGGCGGCGTCGTTGCCGGCGCGCGCTCCACGTCCGGCTCAGGCGGTGGTGGGGGCGGCATCAGCGTCAGTTTCGCGATCGATGCTTCAGGCGGCTCTAAGGGCGGCGACTCAGGAGTCCAGAGCGCGGCCAAGTCCGGCCAGCTGCAGAAGGATCTGGAGTCGTCTGTGCTGGCCACGATTCAGAAATACTCGAAGCCCGGCATGGCGGTCTACAACACTGTCAAGAGCATCCCGCGATGAGCGTCAGCGACCACCCTATTTTCTCGTGGCTACCGATCTACGGATCGAAGAAGACGGTCACGCCGAATCTGCTGTCAGCCAGCTTCGGCGACAACTACTCGCAGGACGCTCCGAACGGGATCAACTCCACTGCCCAGGTGTGGGCGCTGTCGATGTACCTGGAGCCGACGGTCGGCGACCAGTGCTTCGAATTCCTGCAGAAGATGGGCGGCGTGACGCGCTTCTGGTGGACTCCGCCCCGCAGTACCGACGCCATCCTGGTGAAGACAACCGGCGACCTCGTGAGCGAGGAAACGAACCCAGGATGGAACACCATCTCGTGCACTTTCCAACAGGTATTTGACCCGACATGAGCGATCTCGACGCAGAGCTTATGAAGCTGGCGCCGAGCGCCATGATCGAGCTTTTCGTGCTCGACACGACCAACATCCTGCCGGCGGGCCAGGGCTCGGTCGAGTATTTCCACGCGGGCACGAACGAGCTCCGCACGCCGATCGTATTTCAGGAAAACAACTATCAGCCGTGGCCTGTGACGGCGGACGGCTTTGCGTTCAATGGTGACGGCTCCACGGCGCAGCCGACCTTCACGATCTCGAACATCAATGGGGTCGTGTCGTCCACGTTGCGCGTGACACAGGATCTGGTCGGCGCGCAGATCACACGCAAGCGGACCTTTGCGCGGTTCCTTGATGGCATGCCCAATGCCAATCCCACTCAAGAGTATCCGCTGGATATCTACTACATCTCGCGCAAAGCCAGCGAAGAGCAGGACGCTGTGATGTTCGAGCTGACGACCTCGTTCGATCTGACCGGCGTGTCGCTGCCGTCGCGGCAGGTCCTGCAGAACAGCTGCGGCTGGGTTTACAAGTCGGCGGAGTGCAGCTGGGTTCCTGTCGCCGGCTTCTACTTCGACTCGAACGACGTGCCAGTTTCACTACTCGCCTCAGACATCTGCGGCCAGCGACTCGATAGCTGCGCGTGCCGCTTCGCACGATTCGGCACCAAGCCCGTGCTGCCCTTCGGCGGCTTTCCTGGAGCTCAAAAATATGTTTGAAATAGTTCGGGAGCTGATCGCGATCGCGAAGGCTGAGCACGAGGCCAATCCAGAGAAGCCGAACGAACGCTGCGGCGTGGTGGTCGCCAACGGAGACAAGCCCAAGATCATCGAGATCCGCAACATCTCGACCAACCCGGAGAAGCGTTTCCGGTTCGACCCGAATGAATACGCCCGCATCATCGAGGCGTATGACGTGCTCGAGATCTGGCACACGCACCCCAACCAGGGCGCTGCGGCATCGCAAGCCGATCTCGTGAAGGTCGAAGAGTTCAAGGTGCCTTGGCACATCGTCAGCTGGCCCAGCGCTCAGCACACCTATTGCAAGCCGTGCGGCTACGAAGCGCCGTACGAGGACCGCGTGTTCTATCACGGTGTGCTGGACTGCTACTCGCTGTGCCGCGACTGGTACAAGCGCGAGATGGGCATCGAGCTGCCCGACGACGAGCGGCCCGACGAATGGTGGAACGACCCCGCATTCAACATCTACGTGGACGGCTTCGAGAAGAACGGTTTCCGCCTGATGGGCAGCTCAGACTTCAGCGACCTGAAGCGCGGAGACGGCATCCTCATCGAGCACTGCACAGGCACACCAGGACATCCGAACCACGCTGCGGTGTACCTGGGCGACGGCAAAATCCTGCACCACATCATGGGCCGCCTGTCTGGGATCACGCCGTACGGCGGCTACTGGAAGAAAAACGCCACGCATATCCTGCGTCATGAGAGCCAGCTATGAGCCGGGTCAATAACGAATACCGCGACATCGTGCTCGGCGGCGTGCTCGGGCAGCGGTTCGGAAAGAACCACAGGCTGGTGGTGGCCAACCCGGTCGAGGCGCTGCGCATGCTCGCGCTGCGCGACCCTGAATTCAAGCCGGCGATGCAAGCTCTGGTCGACGCCGGCACGGACTTTCACATCATGGACGGCGACATCGAGCGCACGATCGGCGACATCACGTTCCCGGCTACGGGTACGATCGTCATCACGCCTGTACCTGAGGGGGAGAAGTCAGGGATCTTCTCGGTACTGGCAGGCGTCGTGTTGCTCGTCGCAGCCTTTTACACGGACGGAGCGACGTATCCAGAAGCTCAGGCCTTGCTTATCGGAGCTGGCGCGTCGCTGGTTCTGGGCGGCATCACTGCTCTCCTCACGACCATCCCCAGGTCCAACGACGGTAGCGGCGATGACCTCACCTCGGCGTTCTTCTCTGGCTCGACGAACACACAACAGCAAGGGGTGGTCGTGCCGGTTATCTACGGTCGTATGCTGGTTGGCGCGCAGGCCGTGTACGCGCGCATGACCACGACCGATCTGGCCAACGCTCCGATCGAAGTGGGGAACCTCACGTGAAGGTTCTCGACGCCGTAACGGCGCTCCCCAGGATCAAGCGGCAGGGCCTCACCCCTGCTGCGCAAAAGCACATCTGGCGTATCAACGAGGTGCCAGATGTGAGGGGCGCGGGCGGCGGAGGAAAGGATGCGGCCGGAGGCGCGTCGACCCCGACCGAGGACCCCGACTCGCTGCAGTCCGTCGCTTTCGTATCTTTCCTTGACCTGGTCTGCGAAGGTCAGTCGAAGGGGCTTGTCGTCGGCCCCACTGGCGCACAGACCGACTCAATCTATCTGGACGCGGTCGGCGTCACCTCAAACGGATTTCCGAATTACAACGGCTGCACGGTCGCGTGGGTGAACGGCACGCAGACCCAAGGCGTGATCCCCGGCTTCGACGATGTCTCGTCGACGGTGACGATCGGCACGGAGACCAAGTTCAACGTCCCTATTCAGTCGGCGATCACCAACGAGGATGCCGACACGGTAGAGATGACGATCTCCGTGTCAGGGCTCTACTTGGTCGACACGTCGACCGGCAACGTGCACGGCTCAAGCGTCGAGCTCGCGCTCGAGTACCAGCCCGGCGGTTCGGCCAACTGGATCACCGCTGCGGACATCCTGATCACGGGCAAGACCCGCAGCAAGTACGAACGGACCATCCGCTTCGGGCTTACCGGCGCGGGGCCGTGGATCGTGCGCGCCCGCCGCATCACGCCCGACTCGACATCATCGGCGCTGGTCAACAATACGTTTCTGGACGCGGTCACGACGATCGAGAGCAAGCAGCTCAACTACCCGAACAGCGCGTTGGTCGCTGTCAATATTGACGCACGCCAGTTCTCGTCGATTCCTGCGCGCAGCTACCTGTTCGACGGGCTGCTGATCCAGGTCCCGAACAACTATGACCCCGACGTGCGCAGCTACACGGGCGGCTGGGATGGCGGCTTCAAGATCGCCTTCTCTGACAACCCGGCGTGGTGTCTGTACGACATGCTGAATTCGACGCGGTACGGTCTAGGCCGGTACCTGCGCAACGCGGTCGTGGACAAGGTGGCGCTGTACGAGATTGGCCAGTATTGCGACGAGATGGTGCCGGACGGCTTTGGTGGCATCGAGCCGCGCTTCCAGCTCAACACGGCCATCACCAACGGCAAGGAAGCGTACCAGGTCGTCCAGGATCTGTGCAGCGTGTTCCGCGGCATGACGTACTGGCAGAGCGGAAACATCACTGTCACGCAGGACGCGCCGCGCACGCCGGGCAGGATCTTCACGCCGGCCAACGTGATCGACGGCAAGTTCCACTACGAAGGCTCGGCGCTGAAAGACCGTCACAGCGTGGCGCTGGTGCGTTGGAACGACCCCGCGCAGAAGTACACGCAGGCGACCGAGTACGTTCAGAACAACGACGCGTTTCAGCGGTACGGGTACCGCTCTACGACGATCATGGCCGTCGGCACGACCACGCGCGGGCAGGCTCACCGGCTGGGCCAGTGGGCGCTCACGAGCGAGATCTCCGACACGGACAAGCTGACCTTCTCCGGCGGCCTGGACGCGTCCAAGTGCGTGCCCGGCGAGATCGTCTCGGTCATCGATCCGGTGCGAGCTGCGCGTCGCATGGGTGGCCGCGTGATGACTGGCAGCGTGGATCACATCCAGTTCGATGCGCCGGTTCAGTTCGAATCTGGTCAGACGTACGTGGTCGATTACTACGACGCTGACGGCGCCCAGCACGTGGGCGTGCCACTGATCAATCCGGGTGTCTCGTCTCAGGTCGCCTACTTCGTGACCCCGGTCGCTGACGTCCCGTACAACGGCTTCATGTGGA